CTGAATACACCTGAGTTCACAGCCCCACGCCTCACCGCGTGGGGCTTTTTGTTTTGACGCTGCGGCGCGATTCGCCACACCGGAGGCAACACAACAACATGACAATCTCCCTCTGCGTGATTGCCGGTAACGAAACCGCGCATATCAAGACCATGCTCGATTCGTTCGTCGACATCATCGACGAACTCTCACTCGTGCGCGCCATCGGCTCGCAGGAACCCGACGACACCGAACAGCTCGCGCGGGACTGGTGCGAGCGCAACGCGGTCCCGATTGTCTTCTCGGACTACCGCAACGGCGTCACTGCGCAGGCGTGGCGGCACGTCGATTCGTTTGCGAGGGCTCGCAACCAAGCGTTCGCCCAAGGCACCGGCGATTGGCTTCTATGGGCTGACTGCGACGACGTGCTGACCGATGCGGTGGACCTGCGGGAAAGGCTCAAGGAACTGACGGAGGACGTGCTTATGCTCCGATGCCCCTACGACGTGCGCGGCACGGGCAAAAAACTGCAACGCGAGCGCATCATCCGCCGCACGGCCTTTGCCTCGGGGCGCGTCTGGCACCACGACGTCCACGAAAACCTGCTCTTGCTGCCGAACGACCTGCACAACGAATGGACGGTGCCGGTCTGGCGGCATCAGCCGGTCGCGATCAAGCAGAGCAACCGCAAGCGCAACTTGGCAATCCTCGGGCGAAGCATCGCGGAGTCGGCGACCCAATACTTCTACATCCACCAAGAGCACTATTGCGCCGGCAACAAGACCGCCGCAGAGCAGTTCGGGCGCATCGCGCTTTCCTTCCCGAACCTCGACGACTCGTTTCGCTACGAGGTGCAATTAAACCTCGCGCGGCTTGTGGCGTCGCGTCGCGAGGCTTTGCAGTTCGCTATGGGTGCGCACGGGGTTTTCCCTTGGTGCCGCGAGGCTATCGCCTCGATCATCATGCTGGCGTTTGAGCGCAACGACGGGAGGCGCGCGAGCTTCTGGGCGGAGCGGATGATGTCGCTACCGGAGCCAAAGGAAAAAGACCGACCTTGGACGCACGAGGTCAAGTGGTATGGCTGGGCCGGTCTCGATCTCGCCGCACGGTCCTATCGGCTCGCGGACCAGCCGAGAAAAGCGGACGGCTTGCAGTGGGCTTTTCACAAGCACGAAAAACCCGCGATTCGGCTCACTCAGAAAACCCTCGGAGACTCGACGCGCTCGGTATCCTTCCGCGAGGCGTGGCTTGGGACGGCAGCGCAACCGGACACCGTCGAGCACGTTTTCCTTGTCCGCCCCGACGACAAGGAAACGATGGCGATGGCCAAGCAGTTCATCCACGACGTAGGACAGCCGCGGGCAACAGAGCGCGCCATGATCTCGGTTCACATCGAGGATGGCATGGTGCCGCCGCACGACTGGGACAAGCTCGTCATCGCAAGCGGCGTAACGCTCATCGACGCCGAGAACATCAAGGAAATCCTCGCAGCGAAGAAGCCATGAGCACGCCGGCAATCATTGTTTGCACGGTCAACGGCGCGTGCCTCAACGTCATGACCGCGTCGCTGAACGCCTACGTCCCGCGCGACGTCGAGCGGTATGTGCATCACAAGGTCGGCGCGAACTTCGGGGACGCCTACAACTTCGCCGCGCGCGAAGCCTTCAAGCGGCACGACGAGATTCTTGTCTGCAACGACGACATCGTGTTCACCCCGACGACGTGGGCTGTGCTCCTCGCGGACGTGGCGCATCTGCGCAAGGTCGTGCCGGATCTCGGCTACGTCGCGACGCGCTCGGACTATGCGCGCGGCGAGCAGAACGTCCGCAGCGGGCGCGGGAAAATCGACTTCCTGCGCTACCAGTCCGAGCGGCACATAGTCGAGACGCCGGTGATCGCGCCGATCTGCGCATGGATTCACCGCGACTCGTGGGTGGACTTCCCGCCGATAAATTGGTTCTCGGACGACGTGCAATGCGCGGACATGAAGCGCCGGCATTTCATCTCGCGCGCCTACGTTCACCACGTCGGAAGTCAGACCTGCGGGCAGGACGCGCAACGGTGCTACGAGGACGCGGAGCCGTGGCTACTCGCGAACCGACCGGAGCTTCACGCGCGGTTTTATTTTACAGGCGGCGCATAAGTATGGCAGCCGTTCGCGACTTCGACCCGACCCAGATTAACTCCGACTTCTCGGCGATACTTGAGCAGGCGGGCGTCGCGTTCACGTATCAAGGCGTTTCGGTCACCGGAATCTGGTCGTCATCGCGGGATGCGTTCTCGGAGTTTGAGGACCAGCGGCGAACCGACAGCAAGTTTACGGTGTTCTTGCTCACGTCGAGCGTCAGCGCCACGCCGCAAGTCACCCAGACGCTTTCTCGCGCGAGCATCACCTATTTCATCGAACGCGTGACCTTGGACGCCGAGGGCGCGGGCTGCGAAATCGAGGTCGCGAAGTCGATATGATCGACATCGAAACCAGTTTCTCGCGGCTGGAATATCAGCTCGCTCGTCTCGCCGACGCGGCAAAGGTGGACCTCGGACTGGTCATCAAAGAGGAGGCTAAATACGCGATTCAGACCATCGTGAAATTTACGCCGCCCAAGAGTAAGCAGCAGGGCGCGAACGCGGTGCGGGCGGATTTCAGCAGACTCGCCGAACCGTTGGTTTTCGAAGACCTTCAAGCGAAGGCGACCAAGGGCGGATTTTACAAGTCGATGGCACGATACGTCCGCAACCGTGACGTGGAGAAACTGCGCGCGCTTTTTCGCAATCCGAATCTGACGCACTATTACGGCAGGCCGTTGCTCGAAAACGAAGACGCGTTGCTGAAATACAAGAAGGACCAGCAGAGACCGTGGCGCAGGATAAAGGGCAAGCCGCGAGTTCTCGCGTTTGGTTCCGACTTCCGCCGAGTCAGAGCAATGATGGAGGACCGAGTGGGCTGGACTGTCAGCGGATGGAACTCATCGGCAAAAGTAACCGGCGCGCGCTACAAGAAATTCAGCGACAAGCTCAAGGCGCAGGCAGGCGGAAACATCCGGTTCGGCTCGGTGCAATCGAGCTTCGGGCCGCAGCCGTTCATCAAGGCCACGGCGCACAACGTGAAGATTCCAAACTACCAGCGGATGATCGACGCGGCCGTCAATTCACGCGTGAGAACGACCGCGAAGAAAGTCGCCGCAGTTCTCGCCAATCGCGCCGTCAATCTCGGCTTCACCCGAGTTATCGGAACGATGCAAATCAAGACCCCAGCCGCATGAGCACACGCACCAACATCCGCACCGCGACGGCAAACGCTCTCACCGGCGCGCTCGTCGTGCCTACCGCGAACATCCTTCGCGGGCGCAATAACACGATCGCCAGCATCTCGTTTCCCGCCGCCGCCGTCTATGCGGTCAGCGAGCAGATCGAGGTGCGCACGCTCGGGCCGAGCAACCGGACGCAATACCGGCAGCTCCAGCTCATCGTGGACTACTTCATCGCGGAAAGCGGAACGTATTTGATCGACGACCTTTTCGATACGGGCAGCGCAGCGGTGGAGGCCGCAGTCCTCGCTGACGTGACGCTCGGGGGGCAATGCCAAGACCTTCATTTGACGAGCGTGGATTATGTGATTGAGCCTGACGAGGACAGGCGCTTCGGCACGGCTCGGCATACTTTTAACTGCATCTATTTTTCAACCGACTAACTTAATTTTATGGCAACCAAACTAGGACGCGACGGCCTCGTCAAAATCTCAAGCACCACCATCGGCGAGTTGCGCAACTACGCTCTCAGCCATTCCTCGGACACGGTCGAAGATTCCGTAATCGGCGACACCTACCGCACACGACTCGCGACGATGAAAACCTTCAGCGTGTCGGGCGATCTCTATTGGGACGAGACTGACGCCGGCCAACTGCTCATCACCATTGGCTCGCAGGTCACGCTCAACCTCTACCCAGAGGGCGCGTCGAGTGGCGACGTGTACTACACGGGCGCGGCCATCGTGACGAAGTTCGACATCAACGCATCGTTTGACGGCATCGTCGAGGGAGCGATTTCCTTCGAAGGAAATGGGGTGCTAACCACGACCAGCGTCTAACTTTGTAACAGCAAAACACACACAACACATGGAAGCTATCGACCTCGTCAGAGAACACTTCGCCTCACTCGGCACGCGCAAGATCGACGTGCCCGAATGGAAGCTCGTCGTCCACGCATCGCCGGTCACCCTCGGCGAAAAAAACCGGCTCTATCGTCGCAGCAAAGAGAACGACATGGAGCTTCTGGTGGACATCTTGATTATGAAGGCCACGGACGAGCACGGCGCGAAGCTGTTTACGATCGAGCACAAGCCGACGCTGTTGAACAAGGCCGACAGCAACGTCGTGGGCCGCATCGCCAACGCCATTCTGGCCGAAAACGGGCCGAGGCCTGACGACTTAAAAAACTGATTCACGGCGGAGAAGCTGCCGACTTCCTCGCCGTGTATGCTCTCGCGGACCGTCTCGGCAAATTCGCAAGCGAAGTGCTCGCCATGCCAGCGCA